CATCAACATGAAGAATACCAAAGCCTTGTTGCCATGTAAATAAGCCAGCCTTAATGTACTTAGCGTTAGCATAGTTCATTAGATTGCCCAGTTCCATACCCCAAATAGTTTTAGGTTTACCGCCACGATATGTTTGAGTATGATGTGTTAAGCCCATGCGGTGAGTATGTCCACAGACTATTGACATACCGCTACGCTTGGCTAATCCAAGGGCTGTAGCACCAGCCGTAGGCTGTACGTTACCTTCATCACCATGCATTAACAACCAACCAGGGGCTAGTTCATATGGGTCTTTGTGGTATTTAATTCCTAACTCATTAAGTCCTAAAAAGTTTTCTAATTGCAATTCAGGTAAGCCAAGAAATCCTGGCACTCTCATTGCAACTGTATTAAATAATCTATCAGTATGATTACTGCGAATCATATGTTCAATAGTTAAATCATAAAGTACTTTCTTAGTAGTATCTCTATCGCGTCCAATAGAACGCTCAAACTCTAACTCGGTACCTTTACTCCATTTACTAATAGTCTGCATATCCATTTCGTCACCACAGGATACAACAGTTTCAGGTTGGTACCACTTGATGAATTTAGCAATTGCATTGACGGCTTCTACGTCATGATACGGTACTTGCAGGTCTGAAATACAGACTATAGTTTTCATTAGGCTACTTCCTCTATTAGTTTGATTGCTTCTGACATACTATTACTGCCAGGAAACAAGTCATCTAAAGTGTCTCCCTTTTTATATTGCAATAAATTTAATATCCAAGTATTAAAATCTAATGGCTTGGCTCCATAAAAGTTTTTCTTTATGGCAATTCTACCTGAATGCCAGTCTCTAATCATTGGTTTTACTGGTGTTTCTTTACGCCCACCACGCCAAATTACAGGCTCCCAGGCATACTGTATGGCTACATTTACCCTTATTTGATGGAATGTTTTAGCCCAGACTGCTACTCTCACATCATCTGGACATGCAGATAAGTATAGTTTTAATGAAGGTGCTGATAGCGATACTGCCCACCCATCAGGATACTCATCAGTTAATCTTTCAACTAATTGAGTATGAGATTTAGGGTCATCCCATATCTCCGCTTCTTTATGAAGCGAAGAATACTTTTTACCCATACCTAAATATGGTGGGTCAGCATACGCAAATTTCATTTTTTCTTAGCGCGTCTTTTGTTTTCTTTGCCTACATTTTTTTTATGAGACATCGCTTGAAGATTACCTATACTATCACGACCAGCACGTCCACCATTGTCTTTATGGTCAACATCTGTAGTGCGTTTTAATTTCTTACCAGTAGCCTTTTTAAAATCTAAGCGGGCTTTGTTTGTAGATGTAGTCTCAGTTGTGCCATCTTTTTTCTTACGCTTGATGACATAAATGGGACGACCACCATTTTGCTTACTGCCTTTGTATGGTCCAAATATCTTCACTTGTCCCACTCTCCTCTCAGTACTAGCAATCCGATGATTGCATAGTTAGCCATATCTTTAAATGAATCTTCAAGAGATTCGTGTTCTGGAACTAAGGTGCCATTATATAGATTATTAATTCGTGCCAATTTATCATGCATACGAACACGCAGTCCATTGATGGCGCCACCTGGGGCGTCAGCAATATTCTTTGAGCCGTAATCTTTATGTTTAGATAGCAATAGGTCTAGTAGTTCTTGGTAGGTTTTTCCAACATGGTACTCAAAAGTGGTATTTTGAGCGTCAAAATCAACGATTTCTGGTCTATCTTCTTGTTGGTTATATGGAAACCTTGCTTTTCCAAGTGGGTTATAATCTGCCATATCTCTTCACTCTCCATCTTCTTCTTCATCGGTTTCTGCTAAAAAATGTATTAGTTCGCTATCTAGTTGTCGCATCTCTTCATGTATAACTATATCTTCTATATACTTTTTCATCTTCTTAGGACTAGATTCTGCAGCATATAATGTAGCGTAGGTAGATTGAGTAATATTTTTAATCTCTTCAGGATTATCTGCCATACTATAAATACAACGAAGTAAAGAACCAATCATTAACTGATATCCGCCAGGAAGTATAAGTTTAGGGTCAAACTCTTCACCACCTGCATCATCTATTAAATGGTCAGTAGCCTCAAATATATTATCAAAATGCTCACCACATATTTTGCATGGCGGAATCTTATCTTTCATCTAATCCTGCTCTTTCTCGAATAAACTGGGAGCCGTATTTAACGTAGCAAGAATTGACATCTTCTCCGTCTGGCATCTGCACGACGGTGACTGGCAACTCTCGAGAGAGACTAGCGGCAAATTCTTTTCCTGGTTGGTCTCCATCGGCAAAGACAAAAACTCTTTCAAAGTCCGCCAATAACCTAGTATAGTGTTTCTTCCATGAATTTGCGCCAGGTACTCCGATGCAAGGAATCCCAACACAAACAGACAAGGTAATAGTATCCAGTTCACCTTCGCATACTCCAATCCAGTCGCCCGCTTTATCAATATCTAATACGTTATACATCTTTGTTTCAACACCAGTCATTCCCATGTACTTCGGTTCCACCGCTGGATTAAGCGACCTAAAACGTAAGTCAACAACACCAGTTTTAGTAATGTAAGGAATCGAGAGACGACCTTGGAATGCTTCATGTCCAACCTCAGGCTCCTCTACTACGCCGAATCGAGCCAGACGCGCTGCTTCCCGCGTTATTCCCCTGCTTGCTAGGTAATCTTCCGCCTGAAAGATGTTTGCCGCGTACTTTGCCGTTGCTCTGTCCAGTAATTCCTTCTGCGAAAGACTTTGCTTCACGTATGTCAATCCTTTCTTGCTTCGCTATAATCTGTAAACTGTTGCCGTTCATACCACAAGCAAAACAATTAAATATGTTTTCCTTCGTGTTAAAACTTGCCGAACTATGAGTGTCATTGTGGAACGGACACTTCAAATTAACCTGTCCAGTAGTCCTTGGTGGGTTGGCACCGTAGTGCTTTAACACCAGGACTATGTCTGGTAAATCATCCGTCAAATACATCGCCTAACCTTAATACTAAATAAGAATCTGCTATTTTTTTTCCTCGCGCTTTGATAATGACCGCAGGTAAGACGGATGTTCTTTTAATCCCTCTTGCCTCTGAATAATGCGTTGCTTCAATCTGAGCCTCTTTCGTCCAACCAGAGAGGTCAATGCGACCTGATTGACCTGGTGCTTTGGCTTCAATGACTCCAATGAATCCAAGGAAGTCTGAGCGGACAACAACATCTCCCTCATCTCTTGTACCTGTTCTAGCAAGTCGCTCACTATCAAGTCCAATTCGTCTAAAATAATCTCGTAGGTCGGTTTCAAATGTTGCTCCTCTGGCTTTGTGGGATTTCCTAGTTGTCATTCGCACCCCATACAATAGTTATATGCACGAATATTTGGGATGTACATTACAAATTTTCTACCACAATGAAAACAATTGACAGATGTCCAATCATCCTCAATAAAGTAAAATGGATTACGAATTCTTAGTTTCATGAGTTCTCTGGGATGTCTTCTACATACATGTACTCAGGATTAAATGCTAACCAAGTCATAAGCGTCCCTCCCGCATCTGCTCTTCCGTAGCGATTCTTGACTGCAGCCACGCCAAGCGACGTGCCAACAGTGCCAAGCGTACATATGAGGGCAGGTAACTGAGAAACTTTCCCTTGTATTGCGCTTCTTGGCTGACAAGGATTCCCAGGAACTGCTTCCGAAGTGTGGTGTAATACGACAATCGCAGCGTTAGTTGCTCTAGCAAGATATTTCAACTCCTTCATAATAGCCCGCATTGATGCGAACTCTTCTCCACCATCGGTGGCTACATCCATTAGGTTATCTAATACTATTAATGTTGGGGCACAACCCCATAGTTCTTCAAAGGCTTGTACTTCTTCATCAATATCTTGCAATGTTGGTGATGAATCGAAGGACCAAACTATATGACTCCCTTTTTGTAATATAGCCTTGGTCCATCCGATATCATTGTTTAGTTTTTCTTCGACATCTGTTTGATTCTTACCTGATATCATTGATGCTAGGCGCATAGCCATAGTATGAGCATTAGTATCAGCGGATATATAAAGAGTCGGAACATTTGTCTTTAATGCAATCGCTAGGGCAAGTGTTGATTTACCTACCCCAGGAGCACCCGCAAACATAGAAACCTCTGCACGTCTGATAATAATCTTAGAGGCTTCAAATGATTTAAAACAACTAGGTAGGGGTTCCCCGCCAATAGAGGCCCGCCCTACAGACCTTACTAGTGTACGCATTTTACTGCCCCCTACCTATTTGTTAAAACGGAAATTGTTCGTCGATTAGTTTACTGGCTTGCATTGGTCCACGCCCTGAGGCATTGGACACACCCACATCGCGTAAGGATTCCCCGTCTTGCTGGAGATTCCCGACTTGTACTTTCGTGCTCCGTGCTGGCAAGTTGGACCTGCTCCAGCGGACGGAGGCGTTGCCTGGGGTGGTGCTGAGGAGCGCTGAGGCTCTGTGCTTGGCGTGGAACTCGGCGTTGATAAAGGGGCGGTAACCGCTGCTCCCACCACCAACTTTTGTACTGCTGCAATTTGAGTAGCAAAGTCGCCAATGCCCTCAAGCAATACACTAAGTTCATCTGCCGTGTTTGCTCTGACGTTAATTAAATCGCCAGTTCCAGTTTTATATGATACTTGTAACTTCCAGTCTTCTGCCATTTATATTTCCTTCTTTGCTGAGAATTCACAATGAGCGGTAAGTCCGCACATGTATTGACAAGAGTTTGTGTTGGGCAAGAATATACCTGCTTTTCGTGCCTTGTCAAATCCTTTTACCAAGAACTCCATTTTGTCATATGTATATCCTGATAAATCAACCATCTCTACAGTATTGCTACCGCGAGACATGTAATAATTTCCCCAATTAATTTCTCCACCTAAAGCATCAGTACCAAAAGTAACCTCTAAACCAAGTTTGTAAAAACCTAGTTGCAAAGTACTGGTTGGCGTGTTCTTAGATGTTTTGAGGTCAACAATTACTAGTTGCCCATTAACCTCAAAAATTCGGTCTATCACCATTTTGATAGGAACATCAGCCACTACTGGCATTAGTTCCAATTCAATTCCTGGTCTTCCATCTGGAGTAATCCAAATCTTCCAGTTAGGGTTATGCTTGCGCCAAGCGATATATTCGCTGACCCACATGGGTCCTGCAGTCTGCCAAAAATTAATGTCTTCCTTATTAGGATTAAGTTTGGTAGCCTTGCCACCTATGCGAGCATTGGTTAAATCAATACCATCAGACTCTGATTCCCATGCTTCTTTCCAAAGAAAATCTGGGTCAACAGATACTGGTATATCATCAATCATTACTTTGTTAAAGTTATATTTCATAGAGTACGCTTATCGTATTCTTCGCAAGCCAAGTGGAATGCTGAACCTCCAACAGACCAAACAGATGGCTCTTCCTGTTTTTCCAGTAATCTACCTAAGTAGTACTGATATCCACAGGTTAGATAAGTGCTAAAAGCACTATAGGATATATGTTCTGGTAGTGTATATTCTTCAAGTTGTATTGACATTAGATGAATTATACACAGGTATAGGATTAGATGGAAGTCGGATGTGACTTCCATAGATTGGTACCTGTGTGTATAATTGATATTAATATAATATATAAAGACCCCGAAGGGGTCTATGATATAATATATAATTAATTATATATCTAAGGAGTACTATGTCAGAAATCGTAAATAATACATTTTGGGCTGTATTTTTTGGCTCAACTTTAGGAACCCTAACCGTATACCTAACCACATCTCTAGTCGATGAATATCGACATATGAAACATCATAGGGATATGGATTTATTACTAGAGCAACTAGAGTCATACGAGCACGATTAAGTCTTAAAACGACAAAAGAACCCCCTTACCCAGTAGTGATACTAGGCGAGGGGGTTTTCGTGTCTCTAAAGGGCCTTTAAAGCCCGATTAGGGGTATATAATTACTTGCTTCCAATACCAAATTCTGGTGATGATGGGTCTAATGCCTTTAGAATAGGTCCAGCAACCGCTGCAACTCCTGCTAGTGTTAGAGTCTTTAAGTCAGTTACGCCAGAAAGATATAGCGCAATTACGGCTGCAACTGCAGCACGTACATATGTAGAAACAATTGCTTTTAATTTAGTTGTATTCATATTGTCCTTTAAGGGCGAGCAACGCCCATTACTAGGGAGTAAGCACGCTTCTTTAGAAACACACCATCTCCGTTTGATTGACTACCCTTATTATCCCCTGAGGTATTACCCTCATAGACCATAAGGTATTTCTTTCCATCGTTACTGGAGCAGATGCCCACGTGGTCAGCCTCTGCGTCAGCATCGAATTGAAAGAAAACTATATCACCAGGTTGGGCTTTACCAACTGGAACTATCTTGCCTTTACTTGCAAACCATTTAAGTCCCGCATTACAAGAAGCAAATCCTTTAGCAGTTTGAGCCGCTACCTTAGATGCTAATCCCGCTTGGTCAAAACACCAAGATACAAACATTGCACACCAAGGATTATTGTTTAGTCCATACCACTTGCCATACATACTGTCATTGTTCTTGCCAACTTCTTTGTATCCTACTTGAGACTTGGCTATATCTACTACGCTCATTTTTGCCCATTCTTTAATGATTGTATTACTAACTCTGTTAAAAATTCTACTTTGTCGTCTAGTTGATTGACTTTATCACGGAGGCTTGAGCCTCCATTTGGTTTAAGTTCAGCAAGGTAATGCTTTACCATCCATCTAACTGCAGCAGCAAGGGCTCCAACAAGTGTTGTTATTGCTACTACTAGTGCTGCGTAATCATTCGGTGTCATTATACTGTCCTAATCATAATTTCTATGATTCCTCCAAAGCCATCAAATCGTCTGTCAGGTGGTGTCATACGAGTAAATGA